GGAGGCATTACTGGACCACCCATGTTTCTGTTTATATACTCTTGTGCTTTCATGGTAGAAGCAACACCACCACCGCCAGCAGAAGGAATCATACCTTTAAGTATGCTACTACCAACACCACCACTACCACCAAATCCCAGTGCTGCTGTGCCAAGGCCAAGTAGAGTTTTACCAAGACCCGGACCACCACCAGTTGTTGTACCAGTTGTACTATAACTAGGTTGTTTCAATAATGGATTACCATAGATTGAAGATTGATAACGAGCAAGCTGTTGCTCTGGAAACTGTTGTTGTTCTACATACTTTAAGTAAGCCTCATCCAAAGAACTTTGCGCTAAATCTCTTTTCTGTTCTCCCATAGTCTGTAGTAAACCTTGTTCAGCAATACCAGACTTAAATATATTTGGAGCAGCAGTTGATATTTGTGCAGCAGCTTGACGCTCCCTAGATGTTTGATCTTGGAAAGCATCTTGTGCAGATTCAAAAGCTTTCTGTTGACCAGCAGCTTCTATGTTAGCAAGTAATCTTTGTTGCCCTACTTCTCTTTCAGCAGACTCAACAGCAGCCCTAGTACCTAGACCACTCATACCACCAGCAGCTACAGCTTGTGCTTCAAACTGAGGACGTTGGCTACGTTCATACTGACGTTGAGATTCAGCTTTTTGAGCATCAAGAGCAGTCCTAAGATAGGGAGACATATACTGTTGAGCAGCCTCTGGAGTAAACTGTCTATCAGTACCCCTTGCAATATCAAGTGCTTCTTGTTGTAGTGGACCCTGTGTACCTACAAGAGACTTTAATCCTTCTTGAGAAGCTACTTCTTCAGGAGTAAATCCAGCAATAGTCTGACCAGTATAAGGTTGATATCCTTCAGCCAGTCTTTGATCATATATAGTTTTACTAGCATCTACAATTTCCTGTATATTAGGTTTTAATTCTTCAGGATACTTTGGAACTACATTTGAACTAGTAGTAGTAGGCTTGTCTCCGAAATCAAAAAGTGATGATAAAAATCCCATTGTTATACCCTCTCAGTCATTGGTCGTAGTGCAGCTAATCCATTAATTTCATTCGGTTGCTGCGTTGTACCGTATGCTTTTGATCTTACATTCTCTACTACATTATCCATAACTTCTGCTCCTGCATCTGCACTACCATTACCAAGTGCTGACATTGTGTGTGCGTCTACTACATATTCATCAGGGCTAACAGCTAGTGTGCCTACCTGACTTCCTGCTTGTCGTTCTACTATTGGCATATAAACATTATCTTCCATGCCATGTCCTTGTCCCGGTACTTGACCGGAAAATCCATCTTGTGATGCAAGTCTCATTAACCCACCACCCTGTGCTGCTTGAATTGGATTCTGAAGTGCAGCCATCATATCAGGTGCTGCTGTTATAGGTAATCCTTGTGATTGAGTTACATCAACCCTAGACCTTTTTGTTAGAGCCTCTAAAGCTTTAGCAGCAATTGAATCACCATCTGGAAGAGTAGCTGTAAGAACTTCATTAAGATTTTGTTTAGGAGGTTCTGTAGGCATAGGCATAGGCATAGGAGGCCCACCAGCACCCATAGGAGGCCCACCAGCACCCATAGGAGGCCCACCAGCACCCGTAGGAGGCTCTACGGGCATAGGAGGTCCACCTGCTGGCATAGGAGGCTGTTGTGGCGGCACCATTCCAGCCTGTTGCCCTTGCTGTGGTATACCTTGTCTTTGCCCTGCCATCTCTCGCATGGCTGCTAATTCTCCAAGAGGACCGCTTTGTAATGCCATTATTTTACTCTTCCATAATTAGACTGCGCCTTTGTTTGATCTGCTATAAAGTTAGAATCATCTTGAGACTTTATTTTCTTAAATGTTTCCATCTTCTGTGTTAACAGATACCTAGATGGATCAATAACATTACCTTGGTTAAGATTGCTAACATAGGTACTGGTATTAATTAAGTTGTGGTATTCAGCGGGTGTCATTTTTTTCATTAATTTAAACTCTGCCAAGATGTTTCTGATCCAAGACTTACGTATCCTTTGTACTTGCCACTACTGGCTGAATATGCAATGTCTCCTTTACGTGGTCTTCCAATGTCTGTCACAGTAATTACTGTATAAATATTAGTAGATGGTGTTGCATCCACTAGTACATCTCTAATTTCTAATTCATTAGTTAAGAGAGCAGACCAAGTTTCTAAAGTTGTATATAGTTCTTTTAATTCATTATTAGTTATACCATTAAAGCTTGTTGGAAATGTTGGGTATCTTGCCACTATCTTTCCCCATCACCTTGGAAGCCTAATCTGACTGATCCCCATTGCCAGCTAGACCCCTGTGAACTACAAGATACCCTAATTTTCGCTTGCCTTCCCCTTGCTCTAAAGTTAATCTTATCTGTCAACTGTGTGACATCAAACTCTTTAGTTATTTCTTCGTTACTTTCTGGATACTTCTTAGTAATAATCTTTACTCTTAACTTACCTGTGTTTAAATCAAAGTCAGGAATTAGTTTATTCATAAATAATATTTTATTACCATCGTCTACATCAAAGTCAGCAGACTCTACAAAAGAAGTAATTGTTCTATTGTTTTCTGTAAAGTAATCTGCTGGTTCATTATCAAATAGTTTATTGTTTCCTGTAGATGCACCACTATCATTAAGAGAGACACCAGTAGTAATAGTATTACCGAATACTTCTTTATCTGCGAATGTAGTGAATACTCCTGTACCATATGTCCAGTAGTTATTCTCAGGTGAGTATATTACATAACTATCACACTCTGTTACTCCTGATTCATCAGAAGCATACAACCATATGATCTCTTTAAACTCTGAATTAACACCTGCATAAACTTTATCTTTAAACTTAACACCCAGTCTATCAAAAATAAAAGTACGCACTGTACAGTCAAGAGTTTTTACTTGACCATCATACCTATAGAAGTTATCATAGCCCATCCAATAAGAGATACCATTATAATCAACTGCTGCATGAGGAGCTATCAAACCACAGTTAGTACCAGCAGGAGTAAACTTAAAAGTAAATGGAGGTCCAGCAAATGACATCAACCACATTGCGTTATCAGTCCAAATGTGGATAGCACTCCTAGAACGAGTTGCTCCTATAATTTTTGTACCATCAGTTAAGACTACCTCACCAGATGTAGAGCTAACCGAAGGAACCCAATTAGTACGATTGTCTTGATCAGACCAACGTACCAACATAGGATTAAATGTACCACTTACTGTAGCATCAGCAGCAAATTCATTCACACCTAAAGCAATAAGATGTCTATCATTAGGAGATACAATAATTGAGTTGACACTGATTGGAGAAGTTGTTATAGAAGTAGCCCTTATAGGTGTAGTAGACGCATCGCTACTAAAGTAGAATATATTACCACCATTCCTATTAGCTACCACATCATCACCCCAGTTGTCAAGGCTCCATTGTGATATATCAAAAACTAAATCAGTTGCATCAGCACTTGCTGCTTCATTCCATGCTCTTGTTTGAGATGCACATACACCAGCCTGAAAGATTGCAGCACCATAACCAGTACCCGCTACTGCTATAGAGTTTCCTGTAGGTAATAGATAATTAAAGGTTGCTGATCCTGTATCACTCTCTGTTGCATCAGCAGCAGTGCTTACATCAATTGTAAATACATTGGCACTTGCTACAGACGTAATAGGATATACATTAGTGCTTAAACTTACAGCATTAAAAGCAGCAGTTGAAGTAAACATTACATAGTTACCTACTACCTGTCCATGCCCAGCATCTGAACAGCAAACTCTTGTCTGTCCACTGGAAGTACCAAAACAGTTTGCCAAGGTAACCGCTGTAACAATAGGAGTGATATCTACAATCCTATCTCCATCATGTTCATAGAGTTTATCAGGAGTTCCAAAGACTGCCCTCTTCTTATTATTATTTCCACTCCTATAAACAACTAAATCTCTAGCACTTCCATCAAAAGCAGTGGAAACTTTAGTCTCATAACCACGCATATTCTCTGGCTTACCTGCACGAAACCGCACATGATCACCATCAAACCAATTACCATCTTCTTCATATTGAGTAGATTCCCTATGAAGTCCCGGCTTTAATATAATTTTAGTTAGCGTAGTCATTAATTATTACCTATCAAAATCATTCAATAATACTGCATCTACTTTATCAGAAGCTCTAACAGAGAATACTAGTAAGTCTACTGCTGCTGCTGTTGTAGTCAGGGTGGGAACTGCTCCACCTGTAAACTGAAAGACAGTGTTATAAGCTAATGTCCTACTACCTGTGCCATCTTGGTGTACATAGATATGTCCTGTCTGTCCTGCTGTTAGATTAGTAGGCGCAGCCAATGTTCTATTAGCACCAAGAGTAACTACAAATTGATTACCTGTGTTAAGGTTCATAACAATAGAAGCTGCATCTGCAATAGTTGTAAAGAAAGATTTGATAGCACTTCCTATTGTAACTATACCATTCAGTGCTACTGTACCTCCCAAGACTGTATTACCACTTACTGATACATCATCTTCAAAAGTAGACTTACTTAAAAAACTAGACGTCCCTGAGACAGTAACAGTAGAATCAAACTTAGCTGTTCCTGTTACTTCTAAACTTCCAAATGTAGCATCTGATTGATCTACATTATATACAGAAGCTCCATCACAAATAACATGTTGGAATAAAGTAGATGATCTATTTAGTGTTACACCTGTATTACCTGCTACTCGCATCATCACTACATTACCGGCAGCATTGGCTGATACTTTATTAAGTACAGCGTATGCTTTAGTTTTATTAGGAATGACCAAGAAGATAGAAGTAGACACAGTTCCTACTGATCCCTTAACTTCTAAGAAAGCAGACCGTGACTGATCATCAGCACCATCGTTAGCTGTCAAGTTAACAGTAGCTGCACTACCAATTGATATAGTAGTATAACCAGCAATGGCTTCATCAGCAAGACTAATAACCCCATCATTAAGGATTTGGCCCCAACTGTTAGGGTTTTCGCCATCCCCTTGTTTAGTAAGTCTTAGATTTGTTGTATATGTACTCGCCATTTAATCTCTCCTGAAATAATACTGTATCATTTAATTTGTACTCCCAAGTAATGTACTTCCTGATAAAGAAGTAAAGGTTACAAAAGAACTATAACCATTAATTGAATAGTCTCCTGCTGATCCACCAGTGCCTCGCCCTGTATGAGCACTTCCATTACCGCCAGCAGCACCCAAAGCACCACCAGTAGCACCAGCAAAACCTGTCTGATTACCGCTGTGTGGTCCTTGCGTAGTACCTGCTGCACCACCTGCACCACCAGCCGTTAAAGTTCCATCTGCACCGGGTTCACTAGAGTTGGTAGCCCATCCAAAACCACTATCACTTGTAGCAGAAGTACCGCCGGAACCTACTATGTGTCCACCACCACCACCACCTGCTCCTCCGCAACCTGCATCATTATAATAATCTGCGCTACTGCCACCACCGCCACCGCCGCCACCACCAGAACCTATTGTCCCAGCATTTTGTATTTGAATAGAAGTCTGCACATTCATAGCAGACCCACCATTAGTACCGTTGTTGGCTCCAGAATATCCACCCTGTTGATAGATACCATTACCACCATCACCACCAGCACCTACAATATAACCATTAGAAGCTACACTAACTTTAATAGAAGAGTTAGACCCCCATCCATCTCCTGTATCAAAAGCATAAGATGAATTAGCACTACCACCCATAACACTTCTAACATTAAGATTTACTCTTAGGTTAGCTGCTACACTATATCCTAAAGCAGAGACTGCATTTCTTAAATTATAATCAGTAACTGTTGTAGTTACAAATATATTTATTTCAGGTGCTGCCATTAATAAAAAGTTATGGAACGCTGACATTAATCTTTTACCCTATTATTAAATTTTTATATTTTCTATACATTTAGAAGTTGTTAGTTCAGCATTATCTACTTTACTAACTAACTCCTCTATTTGAGTTCTATAAGTCTCGCAAAGGTATCTATCAGGAAATAACCCTGTTACTCCTTTCTCAATCACTGGTATATTAAGAGGAGCCAATGCAATGTAAGCGATAACACTTATATAATAAAACATTTATTCTACTAGTATAGGCCAGTCATAAAGTATACCAGACTTATTACCATCTACATCCCAAGACAAAAACAATGCCGCTACAGCCGCAGTGTCAGCAGCGCCATCTATTGCACTCTCCATCGCCGTAGCTTTAGTACGGATGGCATCACGCCATGTTGAGATATTGCTGGGAATAGCAGTACTCTTCTCAGACTTACGAACCACAGCCCAGTCAGTCTGGTTAAGTAAAGACTCTTGCTGTGATTTAACTTCGTTTTTTAAAGATGATTTAACACCCAGTACAAGGTTAAGACCTGACCCTGCATCAGCCATTGCCTTTGCTGTGCTGGTGATTTTTCCGTCACGGTCCATTGACCAGTTGTACAGTCGGCTGTCTGGTGGGGTGTCTTCAACTACCTCAGTAACACCAGCCGCAGTCTTCTCCGCTGTAGACCAG